AAGTGTTTGACTTGTTGTGTTTCCGATATCTGTAATACCTTGAAGTGTTTGTGTTATATTTGAGAGGAGACCACCATCTCCAAAATAAATGTTTGCCGTGACGGCACCAGTTTCACTAATAAATGTATTACTATTTACATTAATACTTTTGTCTGCAAAGAAACTTCCATAGACGTGAACGTTCATGTGTTTAGAGAGGTCTGGGGTAATGTCCACACCCGCGGCATCATCGGTGGTGTACGCAAACATCAACTCATCTTCGTGGCCTCGGTACACCATGGCGACATTGGCTTCCGCCCTTTCCATGACCACACCGGAGTCTAACGTCGTCAGTTCATTTCCTGCGGCAATTTTAATGATGGCGTCATCTACGGCGAGGTTGTCCACTTGTAAAAATGTTGTATTGCCTCGCACTTCGAGATTCCCACCGACGATGACATCGGCTTGTGCGGTAATTGTATTGGCTTCGACGTCACCATAGACGTGAAAATTGATTGGATTCGTTTGGTCGGGGGTTAAAGAGATACCATCGACACTCGCGGTGCTATGGGCGACGATGAATTCTGTTTCACTGGCATCGTATCCAAAGACGACATTCGCAGGGCTTTGTACACCGATGATGATACCTGTATCGGCCAAACCATTGTTCCCTAACCCTAAGATTGGGTCGCGAATGAACACGTTTTCAGAGTACAGGTAGGATGTGGACCCATGAACTACGAGATTTCCTTGAATTGTTGTGTTCCCATCAACGAGAGTGTTTCCATAAATTCTATTTAATGTTCCATTTGTGGTAAAAAAAGATGAATTTAAATTACCATCAATTTGTACATCTCCGCCAACGTGCAACTCATACTGGGGTTCCACATTGATACCAACAAATCCATCAGTCTTTAATGACACTTCACCGGTGAGATGGAGTGTGTTCGATGTTGTATTTCCCATGTCGGAGATGTATTGGAGGGTGAGATTGGAAATGTTCCCCCCATCACCTGTGATTATGCCTTCAAACTCTGGGTCCACTTCAAGGGCACTGATACGTGCGCTGTTATCAGCGAGCTGGTCTGGAAGCACTTCGAGGGCACTGATTCGTACGCTGTTTGCTGCTAGGTTTGACACGGCATCGTTCAACAACAGTGCATTACTTTGAAGGGATGTTTCCAATGTCGTCACTCTAATACTATTTGAGAGTGCGTATGTTTGCAACAACGCAATGTTTGCAAAATTATTTGACGAGGTCACTTGCAAGTTTGCGATGTTTGCAGTGTTTACGGAAATCCTAAAACTGTTATCTTCCAACCGTGCACTTAATGTTGTGATTCTATTGCTATTATCTGTGAGATTGCTTTCTAAATTGTTGAGACGTGTGTGAATATTTGTATTCACATTTGCTTCTAAATCTTGGATGCGTAAAACATTAGATGTATGATAGGCGGTGAGTGTAGAAATTCTTTGAGAATTATTTTGAAGATTAAACTCCAAATTACTAATCCTCACACTATTTGCTGCTAAATTTGATTCTAAGTTCCCAACTCTAATACCGTTAGAGGACATTTGCGTTTCCAAATTGGAGACACGCAGTGCGTTCGAATATGCATCAGTCTCTAATACTTCAATACGTGAGACGTTGTCTTCGAGGTGTGCTTTAAAAGCCACCCCTGTGAGTGTGCGTCCATCGCCAAAGTAGGCGTTGGCGTACACATCACCGACGACGTTCATGGTCACGAGATTTGAAGAGCTCGTAATAAATCTTTCAGATGCGGTGTTTGGTGTGTACCCCACAAACAGCTCGTCTTGAGCTTCTCGGTACACGACACCGACGTTTTCACCGGGTCTTTTCATGAGGACGCCGAGGTCATACAACAAATTTTCATTGACATTGTTTTGACCCAACTCAATGATTGGGTCTTTGACGGAAATATTTTGAGAATAAATTAAAGTTGTTTCTCCAAAAGTTGTGAGATTTCCTTCGATGTATACATTGCCTCTGGCGAAAAAAACATTTCCAGATGATGACGTGTCATCAATGTATACATTTGAACCAATATCTAATGAATGTGCGGGTTCGGTGTTCCCTGCTAGACCCACTGGACCAGAGGAGACGAACCCATTTGTGAACTGTACAACCTCTGTTGTTGTGTTCCCAGTTTCGGTGACATACTGAAGAGTTTTATCAACTGCCACGACTTGTGTCGTTACGATTTCATTCGTCGCAGTATCATACGCGAGGACATTCGTAGTAGCTACTGTGTCGTATCTGATTGGAGACACAAACGTACCCGAATGTGGTGCTTGCACTGTGGTGTCAGAAGCGTTCACAATGACGGAGTTCTCAGCCTGTGTGTGGGGCTGGAGCTTCCCAATGCGAACCTTCTCTCCGCGCTCCACGGTATTAAGGTTCTTCACCATTTATATAAAGGGGTATTTTAATTTGCAAAACGAAGGGCACCGATACCATTTCGTATCGTCAAAATGTTATAGGAACATGCATAAATTTTATCTATGAGAGTTCTGGATTCACTGTGGATTTTAAATGATGACACTCGTGAAAAATTAAGTGTTCCGGTCGGTTGTAAGGTGCTGGTGTTATTTGCAAAGCTGTGAAGGAATACATCGGGGGATGACACCGATGTGGTGTGATAGTACGCAGGGACGTCTAAAAAGTTTGGTCTGGCCCATTTGAATGGGGCGAGTTCAACACCATTGACTGAAAGTTTAATTCTATTATTAGGTGCTGTGAGGGTGCTTCCAGAGAAGATGTTTGATGAGGCGATAAACTTCACGGGGTGATTAAATGTGAGTTCTTGCGTGAGTTCGTATGATGGTGCAGTTGATTGAATTTGATAGATGAGCATGTCCACCGTTTGACTGGCGATTTGCGCCCTCTCTGTGGCATCTAAGAAATAATAGTTGCTGTGGCACTCCCACGTGTAGTTTCCGGCGAGTGGGCCCCAACGAATGCGCAACTCGACTTCTTGATACTGGAGCGCGCACATGGGGATGGCAGATTCCACGGCTTCACAGAAGAAGAATCTCAGTGGGTAAAACCACGAGGAACGACCACCCGGGCCAAGGGACCCTTTGGATGTGTTTTTGGCGAGCATATCGAGGGCGACGTATTGAGAAAAATCAGACGTCTGTTCATCTATAACCTGGCCACCGATGACGAGTTGTACAGATTCAATGAGCTCTGTCCAGTTTGAAATTTCAAAAGTCGTCGTTCCATCATCGACTGTAAAGTAGGTGTACCCCAACATGTCTCCATTGCGTCCGAGTGTGATTGACGAGTACGAGTTCGAGCGCACAGCGCCTTGAATTTGTTGTTTTTCAATGGCTTGTGCGAAAGGTGTGTGTCTTTTGTACGTGGCGGAAAAATGGCTCATTTCTGGTTCGCTCGAGATCCATTCATCTTGAGCGCCCAGGCATACGAGTTGCGTGATGCCCGAAGACATTGTTATATTATATTAAGAAAAATTAAAGGTTCGGTCTCCTGCAAACAAAACGAATCACAAAAAAGTTTGCACCCGCGTCTGATGAATTTTTAATGGTATTCCCATTTTGGTCCAAAAGGGTCACGGTCAACTTATCGATGCGACGAATCGGGTCGATGTACTGCGCCACCACGGGATAGTTATCCTTGAATGTGATGAGGGTGTTTCCATTTCCATGTGTCGCACTCTCCGTGATGATGCTCCCGAAGGAACTTCGCACCACAGAGATGTTCCCCTGTCCTGTGTGCACGTTGGATGTACCGGGAATGGCGGCACGGTCGTTAAAGTGCGTGTCCAACTCGTCGATGGACAGGTAGAGGTGTTCGGTCTGAAGGTTCGCATGGACGTGTGCGGCGAGAAGACGGGCTTGCACGACGTTGCGAAGAGGGTTTTGCAGGTGTGCCACGAATGTATTCGCACTGGCCTGACCTATGCTATCGACGGTGATGGTGTGATATTCATAGGCGAGGTCAGGGATTGTGGTATCGGAAGTTACCAATGCCATTATTTATACTAGTATCTTAGATAATTTCGTATCCAGCTTGCTCGCGCACCAACTTTTCAGCACCGCACACGCCACCAGCCTTGCGCATGGAGTACGTGCTTTCGCCTTCCATGCCACTTCCCGCGACACACTTCAGGTCGTACGGGAGGTCAAACAAAGAGCCTTCATTCTTCGCTTTGATGGTCAAAGGCATCGGTGTGTAGTAGCTTCGTGAAGTCATCAACACAAAGACCACCAGGATGAGGGTGCCGATGAGCGTCAAGGCGTTACGGTTCGTCTTGTTGAGGTTGAACATTTTTTGATACTATAAATTGAGAAAATAAAGTAAAGTGCGTTAAAGATTTTGATTACTTTTAAAGATAATACATTAGATGGACGGTGAAATTATTCTGGACAGAGGTGAAACTAATGTCATGAAATTAGATGATGATGAGCAGCGGCTGATGGATGAAATTCAAATTTCTACCCCTCGACCTAAAAAGGTGCCGAGGCCTGGTCAAAACTTCAGACCGCGACCGTCGCCTGCGATGCAACACCAGGAAGAGATTGACGCCTTTGTCAATCCGTACAAACAAAACGAACAACAACAACCACAATACAACGAGGAACCTGAGGATGACTTTGGTGAAGTCGATGAAGAGTACGACGACGAATACCCCCAGATGGGTGGTGGTGGTGGTGGACCCACGTACCAGGAGGAACAGCCATCGAAGGGGTACAAATCCATTGATGAAGAGAAGAGTGATTTGTTGAACAAACTCACGAGACTTGAACGTAAGGGTTTCAACGTCAACAAACGGTTGAACGCGTACAGCCCGATCGAAGACTTGAGAAGTGAGTACAAGCGTATCACCTATACGATCGACGTTGACCAGAGTATCAAATTTAGCAGACGTGCCCTCATGGCCACTGCTACTGGTTTGGAATTCTTAAATAAGAGGTACAATCCGTTTGAGCTCCAACTCGATGGCTGGTCTGAATCTATCATGGAAAACTTGGACGACTACGATGGCGTTTTTGAGGAATTGCACGTTAAATATGGCGAAAAGATGCATGTCGCACCCGAAGTCAAGCTATTGATGATGGTTGGGGGGTCGGCTATGATGTTCCATCTCACCAATTCTATGTTCAAGGCGGCTATTCCGAATATTCAAGATGTTCTCAAGCAAAACCCAGGACTCACGCAGCAGATGGTCAGTGCGGTACAAAACACCAAGCCACGAAGTACACCCGACGGTGGACCGAGTGGTGCAGGGGGTGCGTACGAGATGCAAGGTCCAGGCATTGACATCAGCAGCTTGATGGGTAATATCATGATGCCCCCGCCGCCGCCCATGAACAGCTCTCCCCAGTTGGTGCAGGAAGAGACCGTGGAAGATGTGGACGATGACATCTCCGACATCGTCACAGAAGACATTTTGCAACAGGAAGAGGAGAGTGATGTCAAAGAGGTGACTGTTCAGGAAAAGTCAGCGCCGAAGAAGAGAGGCCGTAAGAAGAAGACAGAAATAAATCTTTAGATATTATAACACAGGATGATGGCATTAAGTATGTGCCCACTGGAGGAGGAGGCGCCACCTCGTCGCACCTCTCCTCCCCCAAAAAAACAGGAAGTTGTTCCGACGATGGAGGAAGAGACTGAATGCAATTACGTCATTCTTTTCTTCATCGTTGGTGTCATCGTGCTCGCTTTGCTCGATGCGATGTAAAAATTCACTCACTCTCCCACGATTTCCTTCGTGGTAAAGTTAGTTTAGTATGTAAACGAAGATTTAGTCGTTGTGTTTGCTTTAATGTTTATGAGTTTACCACCAGAAGCGGTCATGAGTTCAATGTAAAAGTCATAATAGTACGCCGTCAGTGCGAGACCACCGCGGGGTGATGTGTTGTGTGGTACCATGGAAATTGTCGTCGCCGTCTTCGTGACTGTTTGACTCCATGGATATGGATTTGTTCCACTGAATATATTTTTTGTACCGATGGCGATTGGTATTGATGATGTTTGTGTGTCATCTGAATGCCCACCTTGCACCTCAAGAATCATCGTACTCATGTATTTGCCATCAGCGGCATATCTAAGTATGGCGGTAATTTTAGCGTAAAACGCCCCGTTACCAAAGGTGAGAATGATATTTTTACCTTGTGTGTCGAGAACGCTAAACGTTGAACTGTACTGTTTTTTAGAAACCGCATCGGAGTTGAAAATAGTTCCACCAGCCACGTGTAATGGTGCCAATGGTGTGACGACACCGATACCGACGGCATCACCGAATTCAATGCGACCACCGAAGATGATGTCATCTTGAACAGTCAACGACCCTTGTACGACGACGTTACCACCCGATGGGTACAGGTACAAGTCATCGTCGTCATTACTCATGTAAATGTTGGATGTCGCCGCACCAGCT